AATTAATATACTTAAACTATACACTATGTCAATCGAAAGCAATTCCATTAATTACCTAAGTAACATTGAATTAATGGCGGAATTGTCCGTTTTGTACGATGAATTTGCTAATAACGCAAATGTGTACGATTATTCACATGAAGAAGAATTATTGAATGACGAAATTGATGAATATGAAAATAAAAAAAATAATAAAAACAATGAAAAAAAATATAATAATTTATATAAAAACACAAAAAAAATAGAAAATAACAAACAAAAAAAAAAATATTCGTTCAAACTTCCAGGAAACTCCTCCTGTCAATTTGTGGCTATAGAGGATATAGAAACAAAAGATGTAAAGAGTCGTGCAGACTCTAAAGTTAATGCGAAGTTTGAAATGAACGACGAAATGTCTATTTCATTTCCCGAAACATCATATTATGCTATATATGGCCGTGAGAACGGTAAATATTATGAAGCGAAAGCTTTGTTCCAAGGAACTAACAACTTTAATATTAATATTGCACCTAATTCTAAAGTATATGCTTCGACTAAGGAAGAAATCAGACGCATTAAAAATAAGATAAAGCGAATTCGCTCCAAAACAGTAAATTCCCCTATTGAGTATCAAAACACGAAAATATATGTTAATAATATCCTATATGAATTTGATGTATATAGTGACTTAGAAGATGAATTTTTAGCCACTCGCGTCACTCCTCAAATGAATAATGGTGAATTTGAATCGTTAGCTACCAAGATTCAGAACCACCCGAAAATTACATTAAGTCAGAAAGAAACTCTTACTGAGATATTAAATCAACTCAAACAAGATGAGCCGACCGAATCACCTGGATTTATAAAGAAAGTGATGTCGAACATGTTCCCGAAAACAGATAATGCTGTATCTTCATTTATGAGCGATACCAAAGAAACAATAATGAGTACATTACAACACATCACCGAAGGAATTGCTGATGCTCAATCAACTATCAGTAATTCATTAATCAAGGTTCTAATAATAGCTATACTTATAGTAGCACTAAGAGATCATAAGAAAACGTTGTGTACTCTGCTGATTCCCTTAATCATTAATTTATTAGCACCCCAGCAAGTAAATTTTTGCTTGGCTTGGATTAAGAGTATTGGTCAAGATTTCGTTAATTTAATTAAAGGATACTTGGATTGGAGAAAAGTTGATCTTACGATTGACGTCCAAGCCAATCTCGCTAGTTGGATAGATTTAATTCCAGGTATATTCTTTGGTAAGAGAATCTATGAAGAATATGAGAGTGGCAGACTAACTGCTATGTTTTCCAATAATATTGCTAACTCTAAGCAAGGACTCAACGATCTTGTTCAGTTTTTTTTTAACATCATCCAACATGTGATGGATTCCGTAGGTTGTACGAAACTGCTTACAACCTACGGGATGGGAATATTCACTGACGATGGAATATTTAACAATTACGCTGATAGAGTCAGAGAGTTTGATGAACGAGTTGCAAGTGGTGAACTAAAAATGGCTCGCGAAAATTACGAAACACTTATGTCTTTACTCAAGGAGGGAAGAGAGTTGCAAATCACTGTTCAGAGAAACAAGAATGGTTCTCTGATAACTTCGTGTATCAATCACTTAGTAAGAGGCTTAGAAAACCTTCAAAAGCAATTCCGAAACTCTGGATTTGCCAACATAGGATTGCGCCAAGAACCCGTAGGTATACTACTTAGAGGCGCACCCGGAGTCTTTAAGACGCAGGCGGTACAGCATATGTGCCGTGCTCTATGCGCTCAAACCTTGGAAGGTAAAGATTTATTAGCGTTTAAGTCATCTCCAGACGCTTTTGTTTTCAATCGTCAAATTGAAACAGAGTACTGGGAGGGTTATAATTCCACTAAGCATATCACTATCATAGATGATTTTGGCCAATTTAGAGAAACGACAGGTTCAACCACGAGCGAAAGTATGGAGATGATTAGGATGATTAACGAGAATCCTGCATCCCTTCATATGGCCTCAATGGAAAGCAAAGCCAACACTACTTTTTCATCAAAATTTGTACTCGCAACTACTAATGCCGTTATAATAAGTCCTAATACCATTATAGATAAGAAAGCCTTATTAAGAAGATTTAATTATGTATATACCGTGGTACCCGTCAAAGATTTGAGACTAAATGACGAAACAGAGCCTATGTTAATGAAAATAGACAAGACTAAGTTACCTACAGGATCAGAAGGGATAACATCTTCCAAACCTCAACAAATATTAGAATTTCTACAATATGATTTGGAGACTAATTCCTATACTGGAAAAGTGCTCACCTTCAACGAAGTTGTTAGAGAGATTGTAAAAGGATATAGGTTTCGTGAATTATGTTATAAACAGAAAATGTTTGAACTCAAAGGCACTAGCGATGAATGGTTACCAACGGACGACAAACCGATAGTACAATCCCAAATCGGTCAAGAATCTGACACTAAATTAAATGTAAGTTTAATCCAAGGTGAGATATCACATGCCAAAGCTACAACCGAATGTTCAAAAGAGAATGTTTTCCATAATATTCATAAATCTAAAGTTACCTTAAATAAGGAAAATTTAACCACTTTTGATAAATACAGTTCTCATGCCATACAAAAGAGAGACATAAAAGAAGCTCATTTGAGACAGATATTTAGAAATTACAATGTGGAGAAAGATAAAACTGATTTCTTATTCAACCTTTCAGATTACGATTTCTTCTTCTTTCTCGAAATCCTATATTATGGTATTGATCAT